TTGAAGCGAAGTTATCAAATACCCAATTTGCTGGTGCCATGTATTTAGATGATCCATTCGCACTCGCTGGGTAAGCAATATCGATTGCTTGGTGCTTACCGTGAGAATGCGGGTCGCCAGAACGAAAACCAGAGGTAATTCTCATGCCGGGATATTTATCAATTGCTTTCTGAGCGATTTGGTAGAGGTATTTGTAAACTCCCCAACCACCCATAGAACCGTCAAAGGTACCAGAAGATGCTTCTTGTTGCGCTTTATAACCAGAATCAAATTTAGATTTTACCCAGTTATAAGCACCCTCGGCAATTGTTCCCACAGAACCTTTTGCCATTGATAATGCTGGTTCAACAGCACCTTGCAGATTCACAAATTTGGAAACAGCTGCATTCAATAGCTTTTTAGGATTCGAAGCATAAGACCAAACGTCAGACGCAATTTCTTTGGCACCATCCCATTTTTCTTTCAACCAATCACCAACACCGTTAGCGTATGCTGGCATTCCATACATTTCAGCGGTTTTTGGCCCACTCAAAACAGAAGTACCTTTTGGTAAGTTGACCATGAGGTTTCTTTGTGCTGGGAAAATTCCTGTACGACCGTCTGGTGTACGATATGCTTCTTGATAGTTAGATCCTAACCCATCATTGACCAGAGCCATACCCCCTGGATGATACCCAGTACCTTTGGCGTAAGTAGGAATTGTCCATTTTTTCAAAGCGCTACTTCCTGCGCCAACTTTGTTTAGCACCCAGTTGATACCGCTGATAACACCATTGACACCTTTTCCGATAACGCCGACCATGCCATTGAATATCTTCCCGGCGCCTTCTTTTACAGATTTAACTCCATTGCTCAATCCTTTACCAATCTTACTTCCAAGATCATTTGCCCAATCACCAATTTTTCCGAAAACACTTGATGCTGTGGATTTCATGGAATTGAATGCCGTATTCATGTTAGTTTTCAAGGTTGAGAATGCTGTACTGGCATTGTTTTTTGCAGAATTAGCTTGTGTAGAAATTTTATCCTTGATCTCATCCCAACGTGAGCGAGTGTTCGACCAAGTTTCTGACCATCGATCAGCTATGTTTCTTCTCAATTCTTGCATTCTAGTTGACGCATTATCTTTAGCTGTTTTGGCTTTAGATGAAACAGTTGAAGAAAAGTTATCCCATGTTTCTTTAGTATTCTTTTTAATATCAGACCATTTATCGCTCACCGATTTGGCCATATTAGAAGCGCCATCTGAAACAGATTTCTTAGCAGAAGCGAATGTATCCGATGTCCACTTCGTTACGTTGTTCCATGTATCAGATACAGATTTTTTAATATTACCAAACTTCTCACCGATCGTGTCACTGAGTTCGCCAATAGCCTTTTTAGGGTTCTTAACAGCATCAGCAACTTTTCCTAGGATATCTGCCAATATTTCTAGGCCTTTGGTAAGTAGTTCTAATTGACCTAAGATCAGAAACTTGGCAACTTTAGATAACGGAACAATAACCGTATCCCAGAACCATTTGAATACTGGTTTGAGTATTTCAATTACTTGATTTAGCACATCCAGTGCAGCTGATAGATAATCAAAATATTTAGGTACATAGTCTTCAATGGTAAAGCTTGCTAATGGTAACAATACGTTTTTATAGATCCATTCAAGTCCATCACCAACGTTTTTAATGATTGGCCGTATTGATTTGAATAGTCTATCGATCGATTCTAGCAACGGCGTAAAATCAAGTTGCTTCGCCCAATCTTCTGTAGCCTTAGTCATGTCGTTGATATTACCTAACAAATCATAAACGACATCAAGAATCGTGCCGAAAATTGATTCTCCAACCTTGCCTTGTTTCCAAGCTTTCTTCAATTGTTCTGCTATGTTGCCGATCGTATTGAAGATGTTTGTATAAATTTCAAGAATGTTCGCCGCTATACTTTCGCCACGCCCATCATTCCAAGCATTACGGAAAGCAACAGCTATTTCATGGATTAACTCTAAAATTTTATTGAACATATCAAAGAATGATTGAATTAATCGCGTACCTCGACCGTTATCCTCCCACGCACGTTTGAATGCACCAGCAATATCACCAATGATTCCCAATACATCAGCTAAGAGAATAAGGATGTTTTCGATAAACCTCTGTCCAGTTCCATTCGTCCACACTTCTATGAATGAATTACCAATCGCTGAAGCAAGACCAATCACCTCACCTAATGCATATTTCCAAGCGTCAATAACTTTCTGACCTTGGTTTTTCCATGCATCTTGGAAAGGTTTGAAGAAATCCTTCAATATGTTCTGGATGTCTTTCATCCATTTCGGTGTGCTGTATGATCCTAAAGCAGAACCGAAATCGACTCCTGGGGTAGATGAATCTGAATCTTTGTCTGAATCATCATCAGTGTTCATAGTAAGCTTGTTGATTTGGTCAAATCCCATTAAAGATCGTTGCAGTTTTTTGACTTTCTCATTTGCCTTGCTTGCTGATGAACCAGTCTCTTCCATGGCTTGCACATTATCATAAAGACCGCTAGCGCCTTGCTTAGCAGCTTCATAAGTTGTACCGAATAACATGGCAATAAACGATGCTAACTGCCCTGTCAATTGCGCTACAGTACTCATAAGAGCATTTAACGCTGGCAAGATAGCTGTATAAATTGGATAGAAAGCAGTAAGCAGATTGACCTTAATTTGATTCAACGAATTACTGAATTGATCATTTGTTTTCAAAGCCGACATCATACCGCTGGCCATTTTAGTGATTGCTCCACCTAATAGCTGATAAACAACTAATGAAGGCAGTAAGTATTTCATTGATTGGCCGAAAGCGTTTGTGCTTCCAGTCATTCTGTTTGTTCCGGCCGTTACTTTATTGGAGTTACTAGAAAATAGACTTCCGAACTTTCCAATAAATCCAAGAGAGTTCTTTAAGCCATTCCCGACACTCCCAAATCCATGAGAAACAGCATTGGACATGCGGTTGAATACACCACCATATTTAGAAACAGCCCGTTCAGATTGTTTCAATCCTGTACCCGTCATACTAGCACCGCTAGAGGCGTTACCCGTTTGGATGGATGATTGTCCTAATGCAGAGTTAACACGCTGTAGCGCCTTTCTCAGTGCATCTGCTCGGTCTTCTGTTTGTGCGTATTCCTTTTGCAATCGATCGTTGTCGCTAATCAGCTTATTCATTTTGATAGATTGCTTCTGGATCTCGCCAGACGTTTTCAGAGACTGAGGAGTATCTTCGTAATTCTTGAATCCAGAACTAAAGCTTCCAGTTGGCACACGTTGATCGTTGTACTCAGCTTTTAGTGTTCTTAGTCGCTTGCGCATCGCTTCGATTTGCGCTTCATTTTGGCTCATGCCTTTGGTTATGTTGTCCAAAGACGAAGGCACAGCATCTAACTCACGCTTGATTGTATTACCCATACCTTTTGCTTGATCTTGGAATTTCGTCATCTGCGCTTGCGCTCTAGCGATCTGTTCATCGTATTTAACCACTTGGCTAGTATCACCTTTACTAGATGCTGATTGTCGTTGTGATTTCAGGTAAGCAACCTTTTCTTGCGCTGCTTTTGCTTGACCCATCTTGGCGTTGATTTCGTTGACCATTGCATCGATTTCTTTGGTCACTTTCGGACGGGCCTTGCGGATTCCAGAAGAAAAGTTATCTCCCACCGTTTCAGATGTTTGTTTTGTTGATCGTTCAAAGCTATTGAGTGATTTTTCAAGCAACTGCGTCATCTTATCCAATTGCTTTGAGAAGTTGTATGCACCTTTTTCGATGTTCATGTTCTTTTCAGTACGATCCATAGAGTTGCCAGACATTTGCTGAATACGATTCATTGCACCCTCGATCTTTGGCAGCACATTCTCTAAGGATTGCTCAACTCGTGCAGTATTGATATCCAACAGGACTTCAAGTGTTTCTAATTCCATGCTTTCTCACCTACCTTTCTTCAATGAGTTTTTTTCTTTCCCTTGTTGCTCTGATTGCTTGCGCCTGTGCCAAGAATATTTCTTGTTCACGTTGCATAGCTTCTTGTTTTGTTTCTTCTTCGGTTTTCGCTTCTTCAACCGCTTGCTCAATCTGCTTGAGAAAAGGATAGGCTTCTTCAAACTTTGGCATATGCTTGGGATCGTTAAATGCAAAAACCGCTAGTCTTTGCTGCGAATAATCGAACATCGCTCTTTCTCGCAACTCGTTTTCCTTGATCTTCTTGTTTGCTTGAACTTGTATCATGATTTCCTCAAGTGTCATTCCCCAATACTCTGTAGAGGGGATTCCTGCTTCAACAGCTTGTGGATACATGTATTCAAGCATTTCAGATAGATTGTCGAAGTTTTTTACAGAAGACTGTCTTCGCTGTTCGTCTGATCCAAAGATTCCCCATCGATCGCTTCGTTCGCCGTTTCTTTCTTTCCGAAAAAACCGGCTTCATCCAAGAAGTCGTTGATTTCACCAAATAAATCCATGGTTGTTTTTCCTGACTCGATATACTGTTCAAAAGCTTCGATGATTGCTTTTTCAGTAACGCCACTGGTTTTATTTGCACCTTGCAAAACGATTAATAGACTATTGGCAGGTGGTAATTTAATTTCGCCTTGTTTCTTGACAAATAATCCCATGATTCCTTCATCCAATTTCTTTTCAATCGCAATGATTGCTTTACCATCCAATCGAAGTTGTAAAGTTAAGTCTCCTAATTGAAATGATTTAGTGTTTGGCATTTGTACTACGTTGTTTTTTGACATGTATGTTTCCTCCTAATTTATAAAAAATAGAGACCAAGGATTATTCCTCAGTCTCCGATTCGTTTACGTTATCTTCCTCAGTAATATTGAGGGTTGTTACGCCCCCGGCGCTGGTGCCGGAGTGATATCTGGGCCATCGCTCACAACGATACCTAAGTTAAACCCAATCGCTTGGTTAACTTCAGCTCCATCAAATTTGTAATAAGGCTCGCCAGTGAATTCAGCTTTCAATCCGTCTGGATAAGTGATTGTCCAAGTAACGGACTTATCAGCTTCAACCAACGAATGGATATCGCGGAAGTTGTCCCCTTGATAAACAATTGCAAATTCAAAGTTATCTACATCCTCAATACCTTTGATATAAGCTTTCTTTTCTGATCCTAAATGTGTAACATCCACTTTCTCTGGGTCACTACCCAACGCCGGGATAGATTTAACTGCTGCTACAGTTTTAGTTGTCTCACCATCTTTATAAGTTAAGACGGTACCTTTTGATAATAGTCCTGCAAAATCCATGTGTAATTCCTCCTATTTTTTGAATACATATTTTGTATAGTTGTCAACCACAGCTGTTACTTCGACGATAATCCGTTTCAAATCAGCCGTGTTAGCATCTTTAGCGGTACCAGAAAAACCAATACTACCGAATGTGCTTAAAACACTTTCAGCAATACTGGTCTGGCTTTTGTCTCCATATAATTCAACTGTGATTGTCCAATCTGTTTGTAACTCATTACCCAACGAATCAATCTGATGTGGTTTATTGGCTGTCCTATAAATAGCCAATGGGAATGTATTCCAAGTTGAAGGATAGTCCGTGGCAATCTTTTTGATGTCAGTGACGGCTTGTAATACTTCAACTGTTACTGTCTTCATATTCACACGTTCCATCACTTCAACTCCCTTAACTTGCGTTGTACATGCTCTTTGTAGATTTCTGGTGCTTCACCGATCAAATCTACTAAAGAAGGATACAAGAACGGTCGTGCTGGCTGTCCTTTGGTAATGTAGAAGTCTGTACCTTGAACAGTCACACGAGGAATTCCGTATATAGCTTTCAAATCCACCGCAACATCTTTCGCTGGAATAAACCATGCTGTTTGCGAATAAACCGGTGTAATTCCGTCTGGCAAGTCTTTAGGACTAGCTTCACCGACTGGTCCAGTACCGAATTCGCGAAACATAGCCTGTTGCTTATCTGACCAGACACGCCCAACAATTTGATTTTGTGAATTGATGACTACTTCATTCTTCAAACTACCCAACAATTCGCCGCTAGAATATTTCATGCTAGATGATAATCGCAATTCGGCTGCTTGCTTGATCAATTCAGTGATTTCGAAAGTAGCGTCCCACATCGCATCATCTAAGATTTGCGGTATTGCTTTGACTTTTCGCCGTAAACTTTCAAGGCCTTTGATTTCAACTCCCACGATTATCATTCCTTTCTAGCATAATGTTCTTGTGCGTCGAAAATGTCTGGATAGATTTGATCGTGAAGTCTGGTTCCTCATCTTTACCAACGTAGACGCAAATTCCGTCTAGTTCATTCTGTGACTCGCTAATCTTGTCGCCTTGGTATTTGCATGCTTTCATTGTTTCAAGCTTGCTACCGTAGATTTGTGCGTTTACCGTACCGCTTGCCGCTTGCACATTCATTCGTAATCCAATTGGATCATATGGGTAAGTGATTATTTCCTCTGCTTCTTCGTCAAGAGTGACTTTCCGCTTTTTTAGATAGACGGTTTGTAGATCTCGTTCCCTAAGCCTCATCTTACCGACCTCACTTTTGCCACCCTGTAGCGATTGAGTTTTGATCGAATCTTTGCAGGCACTCCAATTTCAAACGATTGTGATACACCGCCCTCTGTACGAGCAGTTTCTCCTTCATTTCCTTCAGTATTTCTGCGGAAGATATACAAATCTTTAACAGAAGACGACATATTGCCCGCAAGTACATCTCGATTGCAATAATCCAATGCATCATACATTGCATCTTTGATATCATCTTTCAATACTTCTATGGCTATTGGATCTGTAATAGAAAACTTACGCCCTAGTTCGACAGTAAGCTTATCTAGGGCGATTTGATTTTGTTCATTCATAAGCTATCACTCCTTTGAGTTAGCTTTTTTCTTCTGCGGTACTTCTTCAAAGAGAGTTGAGTTAAAGTACTTCTTATCGATTTGAAGTGTTTCTCCTGGGTTATACCGGTGTCCATCATAGAACACCGGGGTATCTTTAACTTTTACTTTCATAAGCTAAACCTAAATTGGTTGCGCTTGGAACACTTCATCGGCAGCGGCAAATGATGGTAATGCAGTTGCTACTGCTTTAGTCCAAGTTCCGACAGGATCACGCGTTTCGTCGTATACAGATGCCAAGACATTGCTTACTAACGTAGTATCAACGGCTGGGTCACGGGTCAAACGAGTTTCTTCTGCAGTAGGGCCGTACAATGTTTCACCCAACAAATCATCATTGAACATTGCGAATTTGTTTTCTGGGAAGTATTTTTTAGTGGTGTATGTTCCGTTTGCTTCTTGAACTTTGTATTTCTCATCATAAGTGCGGATCACTGGATAACCATGAGTTTCCATGAAGGCATCCAAGTCAGCTTGAGAAACCACACGCCCAGAATCTTTACCGAAGATTGCAGCAATGATTTTAGGATGTGTAGCAAGCGTGCGATAGATTTTGCGAGAAGTCAACGCACGAGTTGGCTTAGTATCCAATGCGTCAATCCAACGTTCGATATCAGCTAATGGATCAGAATTTTCATTCGTCCATACGTTTGTACCAGTTAGAGCTTCTTTGTGTTCAGCAGGCACATGGTAATCAAGCGTGAAGTTCAATCCGTTTTCTTTAACAGTCACTTGGCCAGCAGCTAATACTTCCATCCGCATAGCTTCAACACGAGCGCGAACACCAGCTACTAACTGATCGATATCATTGTAGACTTGTCCTACTAGATAAGCTTGTTCTGCTGGTGTGCGTGGATTTTCCAGCGCAATGATGTCAGTTTCTTTTAATTGCATTTTACGTTTGATCAAACTTAGTTCTAACTCTTGTTTGTTAGCAATACGGCTACCGATTTCTGCTTCAGTATCAAAATCGTGGATAGATGCTGCAATAGGGATACGGCTACCACCGCTTAATTGATCCAATTTTAAAGATGGTTGTTTGCGTTCAGGGAAAAGTGTTTCACCTAGCAAAGGTTTATACTCCCGATCACGAACATAGCTTAAAACTTCATTTTGTGTAAATAATTCCATAATTGTTGGCATGTTTGTTTCCTCCTACTTTCTTTTATTCTCCGCCGCCAGCGGCTACTTTTGGTTTTTTGCCAGCATCTAAGAAAGTGATATTCTTCAATGCAGTGATTGCAGCATCTGTTGGCGATTCTGGCAGACGTTCAGCCAATACATAGCCACCCACAAGGATTGCTACTGGTTGCGAGCCCGTTTCGGCATCCACAGTTACTGGATTGAATACAATACCTAAAGCTGTACCGTCATTCGCTGGATAAATTTCACCAGCTTCGAAAGATTTATCGGCTTGATAGGTAAAGTTTTGGAACGTTGCGCTAGCTAAGAAGTTTAATTGCTCAGCTGTCTTGATTGGTTTTACATACATTTGTGTTTCCTCCTATTTTTTTATTTCCAAAAAGTGTCATTGTCTGCTTTTGTACGACTATTTGCACTTTTGGCATATTGACTACCAATTGATTCTGCATCTGAATTGCCGCCATTCCCTGCTGGGTTATCAGCTGATCCAGCAAGGCGAATATTGACCGCTTGTTCAACTGCTTCACGAAACGCTTTCGATACGTTGCCATAAGCTTCATCTAAGTTCTTTTCATCACCGCCGAACAATGGTGCCAAAACAGTTGATATAGAATCAGGCAGTTTATCAGTAGCAAGGCGTTTGATTACACTAGCTTCATCCTTGTCACGCTTGAAAGCAACACGGTCAGCTTCCAATTGATCCCGCTCTTGCTGTAATTCGTATTGTGCCTTTTCTTCAGCGGACATCTGTCCTTTTTTCTCAGCATCTTGAATACGTTTTTCAGCCTCTGTTTGCCATTTGGACTGTGCTGTTTCAATGGCTTTAGAAATACGTTTGTCCACAACTGAATCGAATTCAGATTGACTGGCAAAAGAAATAGGCTGGCTTTCACCATCATCTGTGCCGCCTTCTGCACCGTCACCCTCGCCACCATCAGCAAAGAATTGCAGTTTCATCTTCATCAATCGATTGCCGCAAGCCTGTCCTACAAATTGGTTCATTAACAATTTATTCTCTTTCATAGCTTTCTCCTTTACCCGTGCACACTCAAAACAGGCATAACAAAAAGCACCCCATCCACGCTTTCGCCCAGAAACAGTGCTTTACCTTTGATATTCTATTTTGAACCCACACACGTTATTAGATTTACTTAGCTTTTATTGCCATCAAAGTTTGGGCATATTTATTTAAACAAACATATCGCTAGGTACGTCACGGAAATCAAAGTCTATCAAGGCTTCGTCTGCTCGTATTTTCCTTACAAAAGCCAATTGCCCCATATAACCATCCATACCTTTATCTTCGGATAGATCCGCATGCTTGATTTTTGCGCTTTGCAAGGCTTCGTCGAGGTTGCTTGCAACCATATAAAGTTCAAAAGGTTCATAGAAATCACCTGTTGCTATATAAACCATATATAAATCCATATTTGCCACCTCTCACGCTTGGACAAAAACAAAAAGCCTAACGTTTGCTAGACTTTAATACATTTGTTTTCCCATTTTTTATATGCATCAAGGTACACTTCTGATTTATCCCCGTTATAGGTCAATTCATAATACATACCATCTGAAACCGTTGTGCTAAGTAAAGCTTTATTATTCTGTAGTATTTTACAGCTCCAAACAACAAAAACATCTTCTTCAGTAATTTGACTCTGATCTGCCTTCTCGAAATTCTCATTAGCATAAGCAATAACAGCTTCTTTACAGATATCAATGAACTTCTTACTATCCATGATTATTCCTCCACGGTTACGCCGCTACCCGATAATTTAACTAGTTACGCCAGTCAGTCGGAACAGCTTTCTTTTTAATGCCTGTAAGCAGTAAGAAGGCATAATAAAAAGCCTAGCGACTGCTAGACTTCCGTTTCTTGAATCAATTGTTGTTTTGCAATCTCAACCATGCCGATAACCTGAGTTGAACTTAGTTGAGTGTAAAAGGTGTTGATAAAACCATCTTTATCCATGCCTACAACTATAATGCTGTCAGCGTCTTTGAAGAATTCTTTCGATTTGTCCATAAACTCTTCGTTGCTAACACCACGCTCTTTCTTGCGTTTCATCTCTCTGAAATCCAAGTGATTCACACTCCCAATATTTTTTTCTTCTGCAATGCTATCTCTTCATCTGAATACTTTTCTTTCAACTTATCCATCCATTCGTTATAGGTAGTTTCACCTCTAATTGGAATGACTTTACCACTGATAGGATCTAAAGCATTCCTAGGTAGTCTCAGCGTGCGTTTACTGTACATAATAGCTATTGTTCTGCACCATGGATGAAATGGCGGATACGTTCCGCTAGCACCGTTTACCTTAGCTTCAGAAACTGGATAAATTTTGTGATCTTTGCCTTTGCAAATCTCAGACGTCCGCAAATCCAACACCGCAACAAGCATGTACTCTTTTACGCCGTTATCTTGCCATGCTTTGAGTTTTGCTTGGTTAGCCATGTAGTTAGCTTCTGTTCGAATCAAACGCCTAGCGACACCAATAGAGCGGTCAAACTCATTAGCTATTGCCTTAGCCATTTCGAACTCCGACATGCCAGTCATTGATTCAACAGTGAACAACTCTTCTAATCTTGCCGCTAAAGCTTCAGTGTCACCCCACAGTCGTTTGGAATAATTAGACCCATGCCAATGGCTATCAAGGATATTCTTGGTATACCTAGTCGACAACTCCTTGAATTGATAGTCCTTTTTATTCCATACTTCAATCACAACGCCGTTCTTGGCATTCTCTTGTGCCTTTCGAATGACTGATTCAGCAGTTGCCTCCCGATAGGATTCGTGAATAGCATCTACATAGAATTCTGTCTGCTTTTCTAACTGAACATCTGCAACTTGCTTAGAAACTAAAAAAGACTTGGCTTTCAAGTCCTCTGCACGAGTGATACGCTCTTTAAATGCTAATGCTTGCAATCTGTTTTTAGCTGCAGCTTGCAATTCTGGATCTTTAATCTGTTTAGATAGCTTTCTCAATTCTGCTAACTCTTCAACTGACGTCGTTTGGTTCAGTATCCGTTTAGCTTCATCCTCAGATAGTCCAGATCGTTGCTGAGAGCGAGCAAATAGCTTCCTAACCTTTTGAGTTAAGTATGTTTGTGCTTGCCTGTAAGCCTTGGCTACAGCTTCCTCAACCTTGATTGCGCCATCGTTTATCTTTTGCTCTGCGTCGATGTTACGTCGTTCCCAATAGGATAGCTTACGTTTCTTTTGAGCCATTTAATCAGCTCCTTAAGCGTTACCCATTCTATCTGTTTCGCTTTCACTTTCATTAAGAACGACCTCTAAAAAGTGTTTTCCAGCGGCTTTTCGGAAACCAAAAGAAATCCATACGAACATCAAATGGAATATAAGCCAAAAGAAAAGCGCCTTTCCTCCCCACATATAGAGGGCTGCTATAATCCCCAGAAGTAACAATAAGGTTGCTCTTGTAACAAGTATGCTAATCAAAAATAAAACACCAGAAAATTTCTCTTCATCAGTTTTTAAGCCCCTAGCCTTCAATATCGCTGTCGCTTTTTTTAATTTTTTACTTTCAGCTCTCATCCTCTTCGTCCTCCTCTGGCTCATCATCCAAGTTCGAATGACTATCTTCAGCTTGTACACCCAATGCTTTGGCTTGCAACTTCATGTTTTCCTCTTTTTGCTGATTCAACATTTCAACAACTTCTTGAGGATTGTCGATATCATCCAACCAACCCAAACTGATTAGCAAAGGGATAAATTCTTGTGATTCCTTGATTTGATTAATGATATCCGAACGGTTGATAGGAAGGTTAGGTTTAAACTTGATTGTTGTTCCTTCAACATCTACGTTCTGACCCTTCACGTTCAAGATATTTTGCAACAATTCCAGACGCTGCATGATTCCGTCTTCTAAATATCCTATTTTGATTGATAATACTAGCAACAATCCAAACAACTTGTACTTCATTGCCTCACCTGATTGAGTTCCAGCAAAGTTCTCATCATTCAGATTGGGGACATACGTTGTTTTGTGGAAATCATCAAGCAAAGAATCAGCGAGTGTTTGTACTTGAGTTTCATCAAATGTGTTAGTTGCATACTGGAAATCTCCACCATCTGATTTGGCTGGTGCTTCAATGGCCATGGTTCCGTTTATCTCGTCTGGCTTTTCATCTGGCAGACCAAATCCAAACATAATCATAATCGCTTTGACAAAGTTCTTTTTGTCTTTGATCCGATCAGTCTGTAAGACGTTGTACCCATCTATCTGGGATAATTGCTGCTCATAGTCGCCTTGTTTTTCTTCGTTATTCCTAAATTCAACCACAGGCACATCCTTGTAATAATGTGGTTTAACTCTAGGATTCGGCGATTTATTGATTAAGCTTGTAGGGTCTAAACGCTTCGTTTTAGATAAGTATGTGATCACCCATTTTTGAGTGTAAACTGTTATCTCCCAAAAAGTTCTTCGTTTCAAATCACGCTTCTTAACCATTCGAACAGCAAATAGTTTCGTTCGGTCGATAGTATCATCAACAACTAAAAACATGCCTCTTGGATCAATCCATGCGATTTTAGGAACAGTTTCAGGAACATCGTTGCCTTCAGTACCTGGTTTAATTGCAAGGTAATGCAACTCAAGCCCCATCCCCATTACCGACAAACCTTTTTCCAATTCTTTATCGTGCTTCTTGATTTTCATCTTGTCTAATGCATCAGTGACAGGAGTAATATCTTTATCCTTTGCTGCTGCATAAGAAACAGGAGCGCCTACTGTGAACCCCACCATCATATCCGTTACATATTTAGCGTTATTGACAAAGATTTCGTCCATCTCATGTGGTGTTCGAATCTTCGTTTGTCCAATTTTATGCGGTTTCCCTTCATAATAATCAAACAACATATCCAACCGTGGTATTTCTTTCTTATGCTCATCCATGCAAAAATTGATTACTTCCATACTAGGATTATTAATATCACCAGCTAATTCACGATCAATAGCAATTGCCATTCTTTCACCTTCTTGTTAACCATTCTGGTTGTTTTTTGATAATAATTGTTTTCTTTTTCATATCGTTGCTAAAAGCGTATCTAGTAGCATCGATAGTATGATTATCTTTATCCTCAAGGCGTGCTTTAGGATTACCATCCTTATCTGTCTGATAATCAATGTTTTCAAACTCTTTAGCAATGTGCGGCGTTCTCTTTGGGTCAATGCAGATGAAGTCCAGATCATCTAGCCACTGCTCTCCGTATTCAACGGAATCAGGTCCCTTCTTAACGCCTTTCACTTTCTTCATGTGTTGTTCATATTTCAATTCATCAATACTTTTGGGTTCCGCTGAATCAGCAAAGATTTCATCAGCCCCGTATCCTTTTGCATGCGCTTTGTTTGCAAATTCTCTATTGCTTAGCTTCACACCATATATTTCATCGATAGCATAAATACCATTTTTCTTCTTGTCATAATGCCAACGTACAAATGCCAATGGATCCGTAGCATAACCAAAGTCTAAGCCGTTACGGATGTTATCGAAATTCTCCACCATGTCATCAGTAATGCATCCCGGTTCGATTTGTAAATTGTCAAAAGGTACCACACCCGAACCAATTGCCTCACCCATGTACTCCCAGCGATACTTCAAAGGCTTATTCTTTTTGACATTTTCGGCTTCTTCTACAAACTTCTTAGATAGATACGGATTGCCAAGGTAAGTTGAATGATGAACATAAGTATTAGCGTCAATAAAACTGGATTCATATTTTTTGTTCACCCAAGACTGGCGACGTTTGGGTGGGTTATAAGAATAATAAAAACTATAATCAAACGGATATACTTTTTTCCGTTGGCTGTCGGAAGTGAATTTCCCTTCCAACTCCTCACGAAGAATAGAGTTCTCGATTGTAGTTACTTCTTCTTCGGTTTTGAATTCTGCCAATTCTTCCCACCAACCAATTGCTAGAGGAAAGTCAGCATCTTTGATTGATTTGATTTTTTCTGGATCATCAGCACCAGCAAAGTAAATCTTATTCCCCCTGGGCTTATAGGTGATCTCAAGTTTTGAGTCAACAAAACGAAAAAGATGCCGAACGCCTAAGACATTTGCAGCACCTTTAAAGTTTGCATAGGATGATTTCAAAATTGTATTTTGTACTTTTCTTATTCCAATTGCAGACACTGGATATTCCATGACATCCAGCATGATTCTCATAGGGATATGAAATGACTTGCCAGATCCACGACCGCCTTTCAAGACATATCGAAGGTGTTTCTTTTTCTTGGAAGCTATCCAGAAGGATTTGAATTGATCAAGTACGATTTTCGAAAGCCTAACTGTCGTTTGTGTCGTCGATATCATCGACAATCACCACTTTCTGTGCTGCATTGACATCAAGCTTATCATTGAACATTCCCAAATGACGGCCGAGCATTTCTAATGATCTCGTTTTATCTGCCAATTTAATTTCTCTTTCGACACTTGATCCTTTTTCTCCCCATGACTCTTTTACCTTAATTGACTGAATGACTGCTAGATCATCATCAGATGCATTTTCTAAAACTGATGCATCTTTTGGATCAATTAAATCGGTGGCTTTTACAAATGCAATCTTTGCTAGTTCCTGAAGCACTCGGTCTTGATTAATGCCCGTTCGGCGTGATCGTTCCGCCATTTTTTGTTCAATGTACGTGCGAACCTTAACTATTCTTAATAATTGCGACCCTTTCACATCTGCTGTTTTAGGACTATATCCAGCTCGAATGGCAGCTTGCGTGGCATTTAGGTCAATCAAATACTCATCGGCGAATAGCTGCTGCTTGGGACTAAGTTTGGCCATAAATGCCACACTCCTTTCTGAACAAAAAAAGACACCCATTTGGATGTCTTAATTAAAAAATTATTCTTTATAATCACTGATAATTTCTTCAAATTTATCTTCTATTTCTAATTCATTTTCAAAGCTACATTCCATACATCGTCCATACTCCGGATATTTTATTAAAGCTAAGAATGAATCTTTATAACATGATGGGCATTCTTGGTTTGATAAATAAATTTTTTCTAGTTTACTAAAGTCTGACATATCATCACCTCCATTCTTTACTATGATAATAATTGTATAGAATGAAAGCAATAACAAAAGGAAGCACTAGCGAATTTAGAATTGAGGAGATTCACCTCGATTCAAAAAATTGTGCTGCCTTTCATAATTTTCGACAATATAAGAATACCACGTATAAATCAATATGTCGGTACTCTCATGGTACCGTACGTACTATACTTTTTTACTAAAACGGATGATTCGCATCAGTTCCGCATGCTTATTCTTAATATACTGATAGGTATATCCTGTTTCTTCGGCTATTGATTCAAGCTTCATACCATCTACATATTTCATTTTAAGTATCCTTTGATCTAGCCCTTGAAACTTTTCAATCGTATCAATAATATCTTGTCTTTGCTTTTTCAGTTGTTCCTCTCGTGTTGCCAATGATTCGATCACTTCCTTAAGTCTTGCCTGCTTTTGTAAAGCTGTCAAAAAAGTTTGATGTTTTGCCAAATCGCCATCTTCGTTGCTGTAGTTTTGCCAACGATGTAATTCGTTCTCATTTAAATCCAACGATAGCCTTATTTCGAAAAGCTCTTGATCAATCGCTATCAGTGAAGTTACCCATTCATATATGCGAATCACCTTCTTGCATTTTTTACTTTATTATAATTCTCGTCTTGAAATGTAATAACCGCGTTTAAAAATCCTAATACAAGTGGATGGTTATTATATTTGTTCCCTAGATCCCCCATGGACTTTACTAGCCACTCCCAATACTGTTCCGATATGATTGGATATTGTTGGGTCACTTTGTTTGATTCATTCATCCACTCATGAATATCCGTAAATACTGCTGTCCAATCCAATCATATCCCCTCAATTCTAATATATATCCCTGGTATCTTAGCCCAGAATTTTTCGGCAATCTCACTAGCCACTTGCGCATCGTCTTTCCAAAAAGAAAGATCAGTCATGCAATCCTTTAGTAGCTTTTGAAGATTGTCAGTATCTGGTTTGGTGTATTTGTATTCACCATCATAGTGATCCCCGGTAATAGGAAAACACCATTTCACTGTTAGCCGAAGCGAGCCAACCATTTTTTCATTTGGTGAACGAGGACCAAGATGACTCATAAGTTTAGATCGTGCAGCTTTTAGTTCAGCCGGCTCATAAAAGTGTGGCTTGCCGTTTACCACTGATACTTTTTTTTGCTGATGAGTTGTTTCTGGCGGAATCATTGGCATGAAAAATTCAATCATTTTGGTACCTCGTTTTTTCCAAGTAATCTAATATCTCTCGCCGTTTGAAAGAATTTTCTTTGCGCTGATCTCAGAAGCTTAGTGTTCTTACCTAAACTCTTATCTTTTTTCCAAAGATCAAAAATCCTATCTTCTTTATCAAGATAGTCTGCTAAAACTACCCATTCCTCGGCCGTCAAATCATTTTTCATGTAATCACCATTTTCTGTTATTTTATTTTCGATAACCATCATCTTTTCTCTCTCTTAACCATCCAATTTTGTCTGGCGTTAACCCTCCTTAAACACTCTTACCTAAGAGGTAGAGTGTTAAGGGGTTAGCAGACAGCATGACACCAACGTTTTAACACCTTTAACACCCTTTAACAGTCTATTAGGTTGTTAACGGACACTTTGTTTTTAACACCCTTTAACATGTTCTAGGTTGTTAAAGGTTCTTCGCCGTTAACTCTCTCAATATATCCGCCTTCAATTTTGAATCCTTCGTGTTTTTTTACTTTGCGATAAACAGATTGTTTTTCAATTGATAAGTATTCAGCTATTTCATTTACATCTATTGGACCACCATCCATGGACAATGCACTGAATGCAGTCTCTAATTGCTGGTTGCTATTTTTTTTCACACTAGTATTTGATTTTTTTACCTTGTCTTTCCAGGATTTGGGTTCTTCATCTAATTTGATATCTGCCAGCGAGGGATCAAGTACGTGTAATGGGTATTTGAACCATGCATTGATTGGGTCGAATTTCGGAAACTCTCGCAGCGTCCCGTCAATACGCCAGGCAGTTGCTTGCCTTGCTAATCGAATAGCACTTTGCTTATCTGCTTCGATCTGCTTAAGTAGCGGTTGCGATTTGATTGCACACATCAAGTGGTACCCCATCTGCTTAACGCTGAATTGATCATCCTGACTAATTTCCACGTATGTTGGATTGTACTTTTTAATAGCGGCCATATAAGTATTGCAGATCGCTTCGTTCTCCATGGCCATGTATCTATCTTCAGTAACTGGTAACTCAATCAGATCGAGAATGGCATCCGGATCCCTAGCAAATACTCCGGATCCGCTTGAGCGGTCAATTGAATTTTTACCACCTTGCGAACCTTTCGAATGATGGTGACAATAAATCACAGCGCAATTCAATTCTGTTGCTATCTTGTCAAATTGATTCGTAAACTTGGCCATTTCATGCGCACTGTTTTCGTCCCCAGTTAGGACCTTGTAAATCGGATCAATGATTACTGCCATGTAATTAGACTTTTGGGCACGTCTGATCAGCTTAGGTGCCAGCTTATCCATTGGACTAGTTTTCCCACGCAAGTTCCAAATATCGATATTTGACACATTTCTATGACCTTGGCCAAGTCGATCATATATATCTACAAAACGAACTTTCGCTGATTTTGCATCTAACTCCAAATTGACATATAGAACTTTCCCTTGTTCACAATCAAAACCGAACCATTGGCGGCCTTCAGCAATTGCAATAGCTAGTTGAATTAAAGAAAATGATTTACCAGCTTTACTTGGTCCTGCTATTAACATTTTGTGCCCTTGCCGTAGCATCCCTTTAATTAATTCAGGTGCAAGTTCAATCGGTTGATCAAACAAATCGGACAAACTTTCCGGATCCGGCAGATCGTCATTGACACTTTCAATCCATTCTTTCCATTCATCCCAAGAAGATTTCCCAATATTTGTATCAATAATAAACTGCTTTTTATCTCCTCTATTCACACCAGGCATTCGACTTAGTCTAGAAGGGTTCCTGTTTTGATTATCATTTGACAGTCCGTTTTTCTTGCAGACATCATAGAGATAATCAACCCTTTTTCGATATTCGTTATAATCAGC